ACAGCACGTTTCTTCGCAATAGCATCGCTATGTGCGGTGCAGACGGTGATGTTGGGAAGTGGGGTGTTAGCACTCCTGTTTGGGTTTATGATAACGAGCCAAGGAATAAGGAAATTACAACAAGAATCTCCAACACCATCTCAAGAGGTGATAAAGTCGTCATCTTCCCAAACAATGTAAAGCAAAAAGATATAAATGATATGGTACTAGCTGGGCATGATGTACAATCTGTGGTAGAATCCAATGTATATTCTGGTTTAGAAGCAAAACTTAAGTTCACATCTTGGAAGAGAATATGAGTAACGGTCTCAAAGTTGTTAAAAGAAATGGATCTATTGATCCTATAGATTTGGGCAAGATACATGTCATGGTAGAACAATGCTGTGACGGATTAGCAGGTGTCTCTGCTAGTCAGGTTGAGATACAATCTGGTATTCAGTTCTATGATGGTATGAGTACTACTGAGATACAGGAGATCCTTATTAGATCTGCTAGTGATCTCATTGACTTAGAACATCCAAACTATCAATTTGTTGCAGCACGTTTACTTTTGTTTAGTATTCGTAAGCAAATCTTCGGAAAATTACGTGATCTCCCTAATTTATTGGAACATGTTACGGAGTGTGTTGATAAAGGCATCTATGATCCAGAGATTTTAGATAACTATACAGAAGAAGAGTTTGCACAAGCAAATTCATTTATAGATCATAGTAGGGATTTTTTATTCACCTACGCAGGGTTACGTCAAGTCGCTGACAAGTACTTGGTTCAAGACAGAAGTACTGGTGAAGTGTATGAGACTCCCCAATTCATGTACATATTGATCGCAATGACGATCTTTGCAAAATATCCTATAGAAAAGAGGCTCGATTATGTCCGACGATACTACAACGCAACAAGTAAGCACAGAATCAACATCCCCACCCCGATCATGGCGGGAGTACGGACCCCTATTCGTCAATTTGCATCTTGTGTTCTGGTTGATTCTGATGACACCCTCGATAGTATCTTTAGCTCTGATATGGCTATTGGCAAATATGTCGCACAGAGGGCTGGTATTGGTATTAATGCGGGGAGGATCAGAGGAATCAACTCCAAAATCAGAGGAGGTGAAGTACAACACACAGGTGTGGTCCCCTTCCTCAAAAAATTTGAGGCAACTGTCAGATGCTGTACTCAGAACGGTATCAGGGGTGGATCAGCAACTGTCCACTTTCCTATCTGGCATAAGGAAATCCGAGACATCCTCGTCCTCAAAAACAACAAAGGAACAGAAGACAACCGAGTCAGAAAACTCGACTACAGCATCCAGTTAAGTAAATTATTTTATGAGCGATTTATCAAAAGTGAGGATATTAGTTTATTCTCTCCTCACGACGTTCCTGGTCTCTATGACGCTTTTGGTACTGACGGATTCGACGAACTCTACGAGTCCTACGAACGGTCAGAGGAAATTCCAAGAGAGACTATCCCTGCCCAAGAACTTATCTTAGATCTTCTTAAGGAGAGAGCAGAGACTGGACGTATCTATATCATGAATATAGATCATTGTAATACCCATTCATCCTTTAAGGATATGGTAAGAATGAGTAATCTCTGTCAGGAGATCACTCTACCCACAGTACCTATTCAACACATTGATGATAATAAAGGAGAGATTGCTTTATGTATTCTCTCTGCTATCAATGTTGGTAAGGTGAGATCTGATAAAGAGCTCGAAGAATTGTGTGACCTCTCTGTTAGAGGTTTAGAAGAGTTAATAGATTATCAAAGATATCCTGTAATCGCTGCAGAGACCGCTACAAAGGCACGTAGATCTCTTGGTGTTGGATTCATTGGTTTGGCACATTATCTTGCTAGACTCGGTTTTAACTATGACTCACAAGAAGCATGGGATGCTGTTCATGGTTTATCAGAATCATTCCAATACTATCTTTTAAAATCATCTAATGAGATTGCAAAAGAGAAAGGTGCATGTGAGTATTTTGATCGTACCAAATATGCTGATGGAATCCTTCCTATTGATACATACAAGAAGGACGTAGATGAAATTTCATCTGAGGAATTGCAGCATGATTGGGATAGTCTTAGGACATCTATCGCCACCCACGGTTTACGGCACAGCACACTGTCGGCACAAATGCCTTCGGAGAGCAGTTCCGTTGTGTCAAATGCCACAAACGGAATCGAACCTCCTAGAGATTACTTGTCCATTAAAAAATCGAAGAAAGGACCTCTTAAGCAGATTGTACCATCCTACGGGTCTCTGAAGAATGCCTACACATTGTTGTGGGAGATGGAGTCCAATAGAGGATATATTAATATTGTTTCAGTAATGCAGAAGTTCTTTGATCAAGCAATCAGTGGTAACTGGAGTTATAATCCAGAGCATTATCCTGATAATGAAGTACCTGTATCTCAAATGGCACAGGATCTTTTAACCACATATAAGTATGGTTGGAAGACATCCTATTATCAAAACACTCATGATATGAAGAGTGATGATGAACCAGCACATCCTGTAGGATGGCATGATGATGTACCAGAATCAAAAGAATCATTATTGTCAGAGTTATGTAATATAGATGACGAAGATGACTGCGAATCGTGTAAAATCTAATGGAAGACTACAACTTTCAAGTATCCTCAGGAGTTAATATGAAGAAGGACAGTGTTAAGGGGATGACGGTATTTAATACCGACAAGATTAATACTAAGAAGCAACCAATGTTCTTTGGTGCTCCTTTAGGAGTTCAAAGATATGATAATTTTAAGTATCCTCAGTTTGATAAGTTGACTACTATGCAACTGGGATACTTCTGGAGACCTGAAGAGGTATCCTTACAGAAGGATAGAGGAGATTATCAACAGTTACGTCCAGAGCAGAAGCATGTATATACTTCTAACTTGAAGTATCAGATCATGTTAGATTCTGTTCAGGGTCGTGCTCCTGGTATGGCATTCATTCCTTACTGTTCACTTCCTGAGTTAGAATCATGTATGGAAGTATGGGGTTTTATGGAGATGATCCATAGTAGATCGTATACTTATATCATTAAGAATGTATATCCAGATGCTTCTGAGGTCTTTGATACTATACTAGATGACAAACGTATTTTAGATCGTGCTGCAAGTGTTACTGAGTCATATGATGAGTTCATTAACATAGCAAATGAATGGGGTCAGAGTAATAATTGGAAGAATGATTGGAAGGATCATATCAATGCAGAATGGACAAGAAAAGATTTAAAGAGAGCACTTTATAGAGCAGTAGCAAATGTCAATATACTGGAAGGTATTCGTTTTTATGTTAGCTTCGCTTGTAGTTTTGCCTTTGGTGAACTTAAGCTTATGGAAGGGTCAGCTAAGATCATATCCCTTATTGCACGAGACGAGAACCAACACCTTGCGTTGACACAGAATATAATAAACTTCTGGAAGAAGGGTGATGATCCAGAGATGGTTAAGATAGTTAAAGAAGAGGAAGATTGGACATATAAGATGTTTGATAGGTGTGTGAATGAAGAAAAGGCATGGGCAGAGTATTTGTTTAAAGATGGAAGTATGATAGGATTAAATGACAAACTACTTCAGCAGTATGTTGAGTGGATTGCCAACCGTCGTATGAAATCTATTGGTTTAAAACCAGCATACGATATACCTGCTAAGAATAATCCACTACCTTGGACAGCACACTGGATCTCTTCTAAGGGATTACAAGTAGCACCACAGGAGACAGAGGTTGAGTCCTATGTTGTTGGTGGTATTAAGCAGGATGTTAAAAAGGACACCTTCTCAGGATTTAAATTATGACTACATTTATAGTATGGGTATGTATTACGATTCTGTTGTACATATTTTTGAAAAACTTTATTAATCATGCGTAAGTACATTTTTGATGTTGATGGGACTCTGACCCCTAGTAGGAAGAAGATTGAATCAGAGTTTGCAGAATTCTTCCTAGAGTTTATTAAAAACAATCATGTCTCTCTGGTTACTGGTAGTGATCGTGAGAAGACTTTAGAACAAGTTACACCAGAGATTTATAATTCTTGTAAGAGAGTTTATAATTGCTCTGGTTCTGATGTATATGAAGGGGATCTTATTGTCTATAGGAATGACTGGGAGTTACCTAAAGATGTAGAGAGATTCTTACAAGATGAATTAGATTTTAGTCAGTTCCCAATTCGTAATGGTAATCATATTGAGAGAAGACCAGGTGGAATTAATTTTAGTATCTTAGGTAGAGATTCTGATCCAATGCTTGGTAGGAAAGAGTATATTAGTTGGGATAATATTCATAGTGAGAGGAAGTTTATATCATTAAGAATAATGGATATGTTCCCTGATATTACTGTAGCACTTGGAGGACAGACAGGTATAGACATTGGACCAAAAGGATCAGATAAGAGTCAGATTCTAAGAGACTTTGATAAGACTGATGATGTACACTTCTTTGGTGACATGATGAATGAGGGTCAGAATGACTATCCTTTAGCAATGGCAATACTTGATAATATGATGGGCACAGTTTATAATGTAGAAGATTATAAAGAGACTTGGAAATTATTACTAAATATTTGACATGACATTAAAGATTATGGGATGGAACCCACCACAAAGACCTCAAATAGTGAAGGAGATTATGAAAACCCCTGGACATACAAAGGTACAACTTTCACTTCTGCTGATATTGGCGACTTCTTCGGTTACGTCTACTGCATTACAAATCTCAAGAGCGGTAGGAAGTACATCGGCAGGAAGAACTTCCAGCAGCATCGAAAGCATCGAGGTAGCAGACGCAAACGGACGAGTGAAAGTAACTGGAAGGCATACTACGGAAGTTCTAAAGAACTTAACGAAGACAGGAAACTTCTGGGGAATAGTACCTTCCGTAGAGAAATCCTCGGACTCTTCAAAACTCAAGGTAAAGTAAATTACGAAGAGACAAGACAATTATTCCTTAATAATGTTTTAACAGAATCTCTTGACGACGGTAGTCCTGCATATTATAATAGTAATGTCTTAGGACGCTATTACAAAAAGGATTATTATGAATCAGACGACTGAAGAGATTGTTACATTCGTGCATGAATGGTCAATAGATCGTATACAGGAACTCTGGGCAGATGCTGATGGTGATCAGGACGGTATGTTTAATGCTATGGCAATCCATGAAGAATTTGCAGAGTGGATTGCTACAGAACCTGGTCAACTTGATACAGTAGAGGTCCTCTCAATTAAATCCTTTTCCTAAATAATTAATACCTTTCAAGGTAAAATCAGCCAAGTAGAAGAATTTTGACATGTGGTAGCAATTTATTTTGCTCCGCTTTTTACGTTTCATGCACACATTTTTCTATGTTGGGTTACTAGTAAAACTTAATGACAAGCAAGTATACTAGGGACATGCTAGTCAAGTCCATAGTTGCAAATCAAATGTCTGGCATTGGATCTACAGGAGGCAATCAAACCTACGTCAGTCAACTTAAAGATTTGTATCATAAATGGGAGCATGTTTCATCAGAGGAGTTACTCCTCATGTATAATAAGATTCAAAAGACTGCTATCACACTAAGTCAACTAACCCCTTAAAGTTTTTTTGTTATGATTCCAATTCCTTTAGTATGTTTAATGTACTCTACTCTCGATCCATCTGAGTACGTAGAGATAGCAAGAGTAGTACAAGTTGAAGCATACCGACATTCTAACGATGAATACGGTGTTGCTGCTAATGTTATGAACCGAGTTGCATCTGACGACTTCCCAGATTCTATACAGGGAGTTATAAATCAACCTCATCAATATGAAGGTTTAAAGAAATTTCCGAATAGAGAGATAGATCCAGAATTAGTCGCAAAGTTATCATCACCCAAAGGGCAACTTGGTGTTTGTAATGCTCTGAATAAATTGGAAGGACGTAAGTATTTTAAGGGACAATCACAACTATATAATAGGGTTCCAGAAGAGGACCCCATGTTCCACCCTAATGGAAATTTTTATCACCACTGACGATTATGGACTTAGACAAGAACGAAGGTATTAAGTATGTTAAGAGGGAAGACCTCGGAGATTTTGGTGCAGATAATATTGATGGGTTTATGAATTACATTGCCCAAGAGATAGGGGATGATGAGAATTCAATCCTACCTGCTGTAATGCAAAAAAATACTGAGTCGATGGCATTGTATAATATGTCAAGAGCTCATCGTGAGAATTTAGATACTGTTACAGGTGCTCCTACTAAAGGATATGACAATAAGAACTTTGATGATTATGATGATCATCCTAAGTTTGAGCAGAAGAAAGAAAATCAATTCTTCTCAGATCATTACACACCTAAGAGGTAGTTGACAAGCGGTAGTCACTCATGTATAATAACTTCGTTGGACGCAACACAGGGAGTGACTGAATAAACTTACTGGCATATAGCTGGTTAAGGTGATGAGACACAGGTGGTGCTGCTGGTTCGAGTGAACCAGAACCGATGACCAATCGGGTCTCAGGCAGAGGAGTAATTCTAAACTGTAGAAATGCCCTTCTCTTGTTGGTACACAGGAATCCAACCTCCCACTCTATTATTTTAAGATGATGGTTACTAAAACTGAGTTGCTACATTGGAGACTACAAGCAGTATTGAGAGAGCATAGTTTCCCAGATTTAGAATACATCGGAGAGAGACCAAGTTATAAGACAGGTGATAATGTTCCTTGGTATCGTATAGGATCAGCAGAAGTTCCTATTGATGCTATAACAGAATTTGAATGTGAGGAGGATGAAGATGGATCAGAGGATACCGAGTAAAAAGAAGTCTCCTGATGATCTTTACCTTCAGACAGCATCTAAAATAATCTCAGAGCATGAGATAGATATTGATGAAGAAAAGATATTAGATCTTCTACAAATTAAATATAGATGGCCAGAACCTTCATTAGAAGTTATCAATCAATGTGGTAACGTATCTAATGGATTTTTTGATTCTAAGGGATTTATTTATTATGATAGATGGAAGCATCTATATGATCTAGGATTCACAAGTCTTTTAAACAATGTAATGGACTTAACAAGTGACCTTAGAGAGTTAGATAAAAAACTGTATAAGTTAAAAGGATCAGAGACTAATGCTAACCTATATCTCAGTCATGGGAGTCAAGTTAATAGATCTAGTTTTGATCCACATAATCACGATTATCATGTGATAGTAAAACCAATTTATGGATCATGTATATGGGAAGTAAATGGACGGAGACAAACTGTTGATCCTAATGGGATCATTATATTACCAGCAGGTACAATGCATGCTGTAGTAGAAAACAAAGAACCAAGATTATCGTTGACAATTAATATGTCAGGCTAGTACAATGATAGTAAGATGTAAGGAATGCAAAACCGAGATAACTAGTTCACCCAAACCTCAAGGTTGTGGGTGTCCTAACCAGTTGATTGTCCATGACGATCAGGTTAGTGCTATAGATCTTGGTAAGGTTGTTATGGTTCAGAACCATACTAAAGATAAAGAATCATCTCTCAGTAGAGATGATATCGCTTGGCAAGAACAAAGACGCAAGCGTAAAATTAAAAGATTAGACTTTGAGGTTAGGTAGTTATGCCAGCAGGACATTCAAAAAAAAGTAAATGGATTGGAGCATTCTTAAGAGAAGTTTGTGATATTCATGTACCATATGATGTTCCACCATCTGTTAGACCAAAAGCAAAAGTTGGTCATAATATAGGATTTGATTTAAAAGGTAAACAAATAGTAGTTGCACCATATTGTATTGAGTATAAGAGTAAGTTTGATTATGTTAGATATGAATGGTCTGACATAAAAAACAAACACTCTGAAGCATATGTTGCAAAGAAAGTAATTGCATTATGTGAGAACGTTCGTATAATGGAACCTGGACGTGTGGGTGATGTTGGATGGGATGTTAAATACTTATGTGATCCTATGGAGTTTACTCCTAGACAACGTGCTTATATAACCATTAAGTCTTTTGGTCAGATGAAGAAGATGTTATTCACTGGGATGATGGGTCTTAAGGCAAGACCAGGTGATGTTATTGCTTCTCGTCCTACAGGATATAAATGGGATATGGGACAAACACCAGAATCTGAGAAGGTTGGATCTGATCAGCGTAGCGTGTTATCCAAGAAGTACTTTGGATTTGGTGATGTTAAAGAAGATGGTATGCAGTATGCATATTATGACGAGAATTACGAACTACAACCTATCTAAAAATGTTTATTAACGATGCAACTAAAATAGATACTGGTATCTTTACAGATAACTTAGAAGCAATTAAGAAAGACTATATTCGATTTAGGGATATGGATTACTTCTTTGATTATTCTCATACCTATAATCTTACTGCTGATGCTGGAGACTTCTCTGATTTTGTTCCAACACAGACTGGATATAAGTGGCAAGTATGTCCTATGGTTTTTAATCGTAGGGCGATTAAAGTTGTACCATTAGAGATAAGACATTCTTTTACTACTGATCTTCTTTTAGCACAAGAAGTAAAACCAGTTCTTGCTGTATTTTCTATACTAGAACCAGGAGCAGAGTTAGATCCACATTCTGATGGTGATAAGAGAATAGACCCACAGTATTGGGATTCTACTGTATATAAATTTCACTTTGCCTTGGATGTACCAGAAGATGGTGATAGTGGATTGGTATGTGGAGGTGAGACAAGACTATTAAAGAATGGTGATCTAAATGTATTTGATGAAGAAGGAGAACACTATGCATATAATAAAAGTACTGGTAGGAGAGGAGTTTTGATTGTCTCCTATATCAAAGCTGAGATTGACAAGGGTTAATCTCCACTGTAAACTAACCATGATAATTTGATACTATGGAACCACATACTGTTGCAAATGATGCTGCAATTTTTTATACTGAAATTTTACCTCCAAAGTTAGTTGATCTTATGGTTGAAGAACTTTTGGAGATGGAAAAGAATAAAGTTAAATTTGATGATGCTGGTGTAGGGGGAGATAACAATAGTAGAGTAGATCATAAAGAAAGGAATTCTAAAGTAAGTTGGTGGTATGAGACACACTGGGCAACTAGTGTTATATCTCATTACATAGCATTATCTAATAGAAAAAATTGGGAATATGATTTAAATATGTTGGAGAGTCTTCAATTATCTGTATACTTAGGTAAGGATCAAGGTGGTGGAGATGGTGGACATTATGATTGGCATAGTGATTATGGAACGTCTAATAGAGGAGATTTTACACGTAAGTTAAGTGCTAGTGTTTTAGTAACAGATCCAAGTGAGTATGAAGGTGGAGATTTAATTTTTAAGGATTATCATAATCGTGAGGTAATAGCACCTAAAGAGAAGGGTACTATAATTGTTTTTGATTCTAGAGTTCCTCATAAAGTAACACGAGTAACTACTGGTAGAAGAGTATCAATTGTGACTTGGATGTATGGACCTAAGTTAAGATGAAGTGGCCTAGATTTACTACAGAAGGTTTTAAGAAGATGAAGTTACCCAAGGATCTCTATGATGAGATCTTTGGGTATTATAATGCAAATAAGGTTCGTGAGTATGTGAGACTTGATGAGGATAAACGTTTTGATGATGAGTATGGAGCTCATATTGTTGCTGGATCAATAGAAGTAAGATTTGCTAGTCCTAAGGATACCTATGTAAATATGCAACCTCTACCACTAGAAACATTACATAGGTGGGCAGAGATGATTAGACCTCATCTGGAAGAATGGTGTGGTGAGAAACTTGTATTCTCTACTGGGTATGGTATTAGAGAATACATACCGAATTCTGTCTTGTCTGTTCATAGAGATAATAAAAGAACTCATGTAGTTAGTGCTAATATTTTTATTGATGAAAGTCCAGAAGGATTTGGTTGGCCTTTAGAATTTGTCGATCATGAAAAGAATATACATAAGGTGGTCTTTGAACATGGAGACATAGTTTTTTACGAGAGCTTGTGTCCACATTCAAGGATAGTTCCCTTCCAAGGAAACTTCTATAGGAATATGTTTTTCCATTATAGACCTGTGGATTGGGATCATACACTTTACGATGGGAAGAAAGTGAAGTATTATTGTATGCAAGAAGTTCTCGATGAGGTAATCGAACAATGAACAATCAACAAGAAAGAATTTCCTTAGAGTATTTTAAGGATCATTTTCAGGAAGTCTGGAGTCAATGTGGACGTGGACGTGAGTATGTTATTGAAGGTGACTTTGAACTTATTGAGATGAAATCTATTAAGGATGAGAGAAGACCACAGTTACGTAAACCAACTTGGCCTCCTGCCGATACAACGGCGATATATAATAAAGATTTCCAACCTTGCGACATCTAAGGAAATCCATTATAATACCGAAGTAAACTAATCAGAGAAATGACTCTCACTACAAAGTTCAAGAAAGACCTAAGCACTTTACGTGCTGCTGTAGATAAGGACATTTATTTAGATGTAAAAAATCCAAAATTATATAAAAAGATTGAGAGGTATTATGTTAGTGAGGGTTTAGTTTTAACTGGAGAAGATCCAGATTATGATTATGCAAGGGTAATTGAATGTATTAAAGAGGATTTAGAATGTGTCCACAAAAAGTAGTAATGGACGGAACTGATTCAGAAGGACGTTCCATTCAACCTGTAGAGCTTTTACATCAAGACTTTATAGGAGTATGGGATGATGTTATTCCTGATGATTTCTGTCAATATATTATAAACTTTATGGACACTAGTTCCTATGTTTTACCTAGGGAATTTTCCCACGTACAGGATAAGCAAGTTAATTTACAGGCATTTGATCCTAATTCTGCTGAATATCTCTATGATCTTATTACTCATTGTTTGAAGAAGTATATTGATATGTATCCATACCTGAGTAACTTCAATCATCATAGTAGTGTTACACTATTACAGAAGACTGAACCTAAACAGGGATACCATCCATTTCATTGTGAAGATACTACATGGGATTCTGCTCAAAGAACTTTAGCATGGATGGTATATTTTAATGATGTGGAAGAAGGTGGTGAGACTGAATGGTTATATCAACAATTAAAGGTAAAACCTAAAGCAGGTAGAGTTGTAATTTGGCCAGGTTCATTTACTCATTTACATAGAGGTAATCCTCCAATGGAAAATAAGTATATTGCTACTGGATGGTTTGCATCTAATCAGGGTTGGTATAAGCATGAAGTCCAAACAATGCAAAGAGATAATTAATATTCCACATTTAGAATGGCATCTGACCCACTCCTGCAATTTTACTTGTCAGGGGTGTGGTCATTTTACTAATGATGGGTATAGGAGAGACTTCAGTGTTGATGAATTAAAGTCGTGGTATTTACCTTGGGTTGATAAGATAAGACCAAGAGAATTATCCATGCTTGGTGGAGAACCTTTACTTAATAAAGATCTCATAGAGATCATCTATATGACTAGAGAAGTTTGGGATATAGATGACGAACAATATTTTGAACTTGCTACTAATGGATTGCTTATTAATAAACATCCTGATTTGGAGAAGGCATTAAGAGATACTAATTGCACTCTACTTATTACTAAGCATTCTGAAGACCCAACATATCTAAAATTATTTGAGAAGTCTATGCGAACCATTGAAGGATGGAACATAGATTTTCTTATTCATGATGCAACAGATTATTGGTTGCAAGCATATACAGGATATGGATCTACTATTGAACCCATAGGACATGATAACCCTGAAGAGAGTTGGGATAACTGTCCAACTGGACAAGAGAATTTTCAGTTGTATAATGGTTTGATATATAAGTGTGCTCCTTTAGCATACCTTCCTCTACAGAAGGAGAAGTATCCTAATCTATCAGATAAGTGGAATCCTTATCTTAAGTATGTACCATTAACTCCTGATGGGGATATAGAAGAGTTCTTCTCTAGAGAAGCAGAATCAGTTTGTTCTATGTGTCCAAAGAAGTCTGAATTGATTCAGAAACCATCACCATTACATTCGTATGAACGTTGATTATCTTTATAGTAAGAACGATGTATTCTCCGATGAGTTAAGATTAGATGTTCTTAAAGCATCTGAGAAACATTTTAGGAATAATCTTTTAGATCATGATAATGGTATCTTCCAGATAACAGAGTCTATTATTGATTGTCATGGGTTGGCATTGAGTCCAAGTTCATTCTTCCCATACACTGAACGTTGTTGGAATATATTTGTTTTAAAGATAAGAGATTTGGTATATGAATATTGTGATAATGCTGGAATCAGTTGGCACTCTATGATTCCATTTTCATTGTATGGTGAGAGGATAAGTTATACTCAATACGAAGGGGTTCCAAGGGAGAAGTGGAACCATAAAATATATTCCCGTACCTATGAGGCAGGTAATCATTATGATCTTAGGAAGTGGAAGACTGGTAAAAATATTACAGGGTTAAGGAATACATCTAATCCAAAACTTCAATCAGATAGACAAGTTAAAAAGACTTTTATTAGATGTGTATATTATATGCAGAATAAGGATGATTCTTTTGGAACACATGTTGAAACAAGTGAAGAAGTGGTTCGTCATAAAGGTATAGAGAATTCAGTATTAATCTACTGTAGTAGTGAACTACCAAGTTATAATATTCTTGCACACAATCCTGAGACAGTAGAAGTCACACCTCCTACTAATATAATATTTGAATGGTATATTAATGAACCCTTTGATGTACCTGATTGGGTCTTGCCTTAATATGGATCAGAACTAATTGTTTTAGGTATTAATTTAGCATCAATCTCTATAGTACGTCTTGCAGATTTTTTTATTACATCCAATGGTGGATAGTTTGCACTATGAGGTAGTCCAGGATTAAATGCTAATGCAGAGTTTGCCTCTGGTTCATGTAAATATATTTTCTTCTCATCAACTTGTATCATTGTACCGTATTCTGGTTTAGGTAATTCTAGATAGATTATTACTTTTATTGCAAGCCACTTCTCAGTGTGTAGATTTTTGTATGGTGAGAATAATCTCATTCTATTCTCTGCATACTTATCATCCTTAGGTAGTCTATACAATCTAGTAGCAAACATAGAATGTAATTGTAATCTAGTATGATCTATATCTGCTAATTTGCAGTATTGAATCATTGCTAATTTTGATCTTTCTATTACAGTGTTCCAAATATAATTATCTTCTTTTATAGATTTTAAAAATCCTCTAGATGATTCAGGAGGAAAAACATCTGATGTCTCACTAACAGGAGATGAGCATACTGATATTCCAATTGGTTTATTCTTATCTTTACTAATCCTTTTACTAGAATCTTTTATAACATCCTTTAATATATTATCTGGAAGGAAGTTATGATACTTACAGAAGTATTCGCCGTTAAATTTTTTTACTTGTACCTTCATATCATTCTCCTTTGTATATAATCCTATCAATGTAGGCATAGTCTGCTACAACTGTCATCCTTAAATGCTTTTCTGTTAGGTTTAGGGGTGGATATACTGCACTATGATATAGTCTACCATCAAATATTATAAGTGAGTTCTCTTGCCCAAGGTTTGTTGAGTATTTAGAACCTGGAAATTTAATACTAGTACCATATTTTGGATGAGGGTTTTTTAAATAATATACCGTAGTGATTGGACAATCTTTAATATGAGCATGCATATTACCTTGAGTACTATGATGTCTCATACGATACTCCAAATCTTTTTTGCTGTGTTGACCTGGAAAATTTAAATCTTTAAGTCTTGTTATCCAAGATGAATGTAACTCTAAGGTTTTGGTATCTAATTCTGCAATCTTACAGTATTCGTCAATATGTTTTTGTAGTCTTGTATAGTATTCTTCCCATAGAGGTTCTTTGTCAAATCCTATTTCTAATAATCTATGAGATGCTTCTGGTGGGAATACCTCTTCATGTATTTCTTTTCTATTATTTTCTAACCATTTTGTAGCAGATTTAAACCTCTCTTCTAACTGTTCTTCAGGTAGAAAATTATAAACTTTATAAAAGTAGTATCCATATGCTTTGACGACCTTTACTTTTTCCACAAGCATCATTGATATGTAAGAGTATTTATGCTATACTCAGAACAATAATACCCATACTATGAAGACAGCTTTAATAACTGGAATCACGGGTCAGGATGGATCGTACCTTGCTGAGTTACTTCTAGAGAAGGGATATGATGTTCATGGTATTGTTAGGAGAGCATCTCTTATTAATACTCATAGGATAGATCATATCTTTGATAGGATTACACTTCACTTCGGTGACATGACTGATTCAGGTAACATCATTCATGTTATCCAAAAGGTTAAACCAGATGAGATTTATAATTTAGCAGCACAGAGTCATGTAAAGGTATCTTTTGAGATGCCTGAGTATACAGGTCTAGTAGATGCTATGGGAACTCTGAGAGTTCTTGAAGCAGTAAGGATTCTTGAGATGCAAGACAAGGTTCGTATCTATCAAGCATCCACATCAGAATTATATGGTTTAGTTCAAGAGACTCCACAGACTGAAGAGACTCCATTCTATCCACGTTCACCTTATGGTGTAGCAAAGTTATATGGATACTGGATCATCAAGAATTATAGAGAGTCATATGGAATGTATGCTTGCTCTGGTATTCTGTTTAACCATGAGTCTCCACGTAGAGGTGAGACATTTGTAACCCGTAAAATTACTCGTGGTCTCTCACAAATCTCTTGTGGTTTACAGAAGGATCTTGTACTAGGTAATCTTAATGCTAGACGTGACTGGGGTCATGCTAAGGATTATGTTGAAGCAATGTATTTGATGCTCCAGCAAGATGAACCTAAAGATTATGTCATTGCTACTGGTCAACAATATAGTGTTAAAGAGTTTGCTGAGAAGGCAGCAACTTATTTTGGAATTAATCTTAGGTGGGAAGGAGAAGGATTAGATGAGGTTGGTATAGATAAATCAAGTGGAAAAACCATCATTCGATGCAGTGATAAATACTATCGACCTGCTGAAGTTGAGACTTTATTAGGTGATGCTCGTAAGGCAAGAGAGGAACTGGGTTGGGAACCTAAGATCTCTTTTGATGAATTAATTGAGGATATGTGTATCTATGGACAGTAGTTCTAAAGTATTCGTTGCAGGACACAACGGTTTAGTTGGTTCTGCCATTGTTAGAAATCTAGAGTCAAAGAATTACAATAACATATACTGGGTACGAAGGAAGAATTGTGACCTGACAAATAAAGTTCAGGTTGATGCTTACTTCGAGCAATCAAAACCAGAATATGTTTTTCTTGCTGCTGCAAAAGTCGGTGGCATTATAGGCAATAAGAAATTCCCTGCAGAATTTATCTATGACAATCTGATGATTCAGACAAATGTTATAGATGCTGCTTATCGTCACGGTGTTAAAAAACTTGTATTCTTAGGATCGTCTTGCATCTATCCTAAGATGGCAAAGCAACCAATAACAGAAGATCAGTTGATGACTGGTCCTTTGGAACCAACTAATGATGCTTATGCTATTGCTAAGATAGCAGGTATCAGGATGTGTCGTGCTTATCGTGAGCAATATGGATTCAATGCTATAGCATTACAACCAACAAACTTATACGGTGAGAATGATAATTTCCATCCAGAACATGGTCATGTAATTCCAGGTATCATGCGTAGAATGTATGAGGCATTAGGTGAACCTGAGTTTTCATGTTGGGGTGATGGATCTGCTATGAGAGAATTCCTTTACATTGATGATCTCGCTGAGGCATGTTATACTTGTATGCAAAAGTATGACTCTGAGGAGATTATTAATATTGGTAGTGGCGTTGATGTTACTATCAAAGAACTCACAGGTCTTATTGCTGATGTAGTTGGTTACACTGGCAAGATTGTTTGGGACACTAGCAAACCTAATGGTACACCTAGGAAGGTTCTTAACGTAGATAAGATTAAGTCTCTTGGATGGGAACCAACTTTGGATCTCAAAGAAGGACTACGTAAAACTTTTGAATGGTATAAAGAAAATTATGTCTAGCATGATCGGATTTAATAGATTGGGATTGATGGGTAGACTGGGTAATCAAATGTTCCAGTATGCTTCATTAAGAGGTATTGCTGCTAACAATGGTTATAACTGGATGATCCCTCCACCAGCAGAAGAGAAGAGTTTTGATGAGTGGAAACACCATCAACTCTTTAATTGTTTTGAGATGACTAACTTACATAATCTCAATGTTCAATATACTGATGGTGAGAGACCTACAATACAAGAGAAGGATTTTACCTTTGATGAGGAACTCTTTAATAACTGTCCTAAGTGGGTAGATATTTGTGGGTTCCTTCAGAGTGAGAAGTACTTTAAAAATATTGAAGGAGAGATTAGAAAGGACTTTAGATTCCGTGAGGATTATCTTATCCCATCAAAAGAAATGATTGGTGGTGTTGATAAACCAGTCGCACTTCATATTCGCAGAACAGACTACTTAGATTTGGATCATCATAACAGTCTTGGATTAGATTATTATGAGGAGGGTTTAAGTAAGTTTGATGATAATCGTACTGTTATTATCTTCTCTGATGATCCTGCTTGGTGTAAGGATCAGAAGTTATTTGATAGTGATAGATTCTTAGTTGCTGAAGGTAACAGTCAGTATATTGATATGTGTTTAATGACATTATGTGTTGGTCATATCATTGCTAATTCATCATTCTCATGGTGGGGTGCATGGTTATCAAAGAGTGAGAAAGTTATTGCACCTAAGAATTGGTTTAGTGGACATCTTAAAGATCAGAATGACACTAAAGATCTTTATTGTCCTGAGTGGGAGGTAATCTAATGGTTAAATCAAAAGAGAGAAGTGATGGTTCTTATGATTGGAAGAGAACGAAGTGTGCTGTAATTTTTATTGGCACTGAGAAGTATCTAAACTTCCTACCAACTTGGTATGAGAGTTGTGAACAGTATCTTATGCCAGAGGTAGAGAAGAAGTATCTTGTTTTTACTGATGGTAATGTTGAGATGGATGATGTGGACAATGCAGTTGTCTATAAGCAAGATCATTTAGATTGGCCTTTGATTACTCTACTTAGATTTGGAATGATTAAGAGAGCATTTGATGAAATTAGAGATTGTGATTACTTACTATTTTTAGATGCAGATATGCGTGTAGTTGCAGAGGTTAAGGAAGAAGATATAATTGATGAGACTAAGAAGTATATTGGTGTTCATCACCCATGTCATTACTTAGGTATGCCACCACATGATAAAGCACCTGGTGCATTTGAGGTACGTCCTATTTCTAATGCAGCAGTTAGTGAAGATGATTTGTTAGATGTTTATTTCCAAGGATGTCTATGGGGTGGTAGAGTTCCAGAAGTTATGGATATGATTACAGAATTAGATCGTAGAACTAATGAGGATCTTAAAAAGGATGTTATTGCACAATGGCATGATGAGAGTCATCTGAATAAATTCTATGTTGAGAATAGAGATGATGTTCATGTTGTTGGACCTGAATGTGCATTCCCTGAAGTGTTCACTGAGCAATGTCACTTTGATCCAAAGATTGTTCACCTAGCAAAAGATAATAGTAAGTATCATGTTTAAGATTGCCTTATTATATTCTGGACAACCCAGACATTTAAAAGAAGCGTTTCCAAATCACCACGATACTTTTTGGAAACCAAATGATTCATATCAGATAGATGTGTTTGCACATATGTGGTATGACGAGAAGTGGATTGGTAATTATTTTTGGGATCAGTATAAAGATCGTGGAAGATGGGAAGCAGATCTTAAAGAGTTTATGATAGAGAATTGGAATCCAAAAGCAATTTTATTTGAGGAACCAAAAGAGTTTGAGGCAGAAGATATTATTCCTGATCCCAGATTCCCACATCCAGTTAATAATATTATCTCACAGTTCTATAGTATTAGTCAGGCAAATGCACTGAAGAAACAATATGAGGATGATAATAATTTTAAGTATGATTGTGTAGTTCGTTTAAGAACTGATGAATATTTCCAGAGACCTATTGGTCCTATCAATGAATATAATCTTGATAGTATTAATGTCTTGAAGGAATGGGCACATGTTGAACATGGAATCAATGATCACTTTGCATTTGGATCATCTGAATTGATGGATAAATATCTGGACGTATATGAGAACTTCGTAGAGATTGCGGAGATGGGAGCGGAGATTAATCCAGAATGTATTATTGGATTTAATGCTCAGATAAGACACAAGTTACCAGTCACTAAGAATGATTGGAAGTATGTATTATGGAGGGATAAGAAATGACAAAACTTGTTATCTTTGATTTAGATGGTGTATTAATTGACAGTAAAGATTATCATTATGATGCACTGAATGAAGCACTTGGAGAAGAGTATGCTATCAGTAGAGAAGAACATGTTAGTACATATGATGGTCTTCCTACTACAGCAAAGTTAGAATTACTGAGTAAGAATAAGGGTCTTCCTGCGGATAGATATGAGGAGATCTGGAGAGCAAAGCAAGAGAATACACTTCATATCTTTAAAACAAAAGTTGATAAAGATTATGAGTTGATGGGATACTTCCAACAACTTTCGGATGAAGGATATAAGATTGCAGTTGCTTCTAATAGTATTCGCAATACTGTAAAAATTATTCTACTGCGTCTAGGACTTCTAGAGTTTGTTGACATCTATGTGTCTAACGAGGATGTGGTTAGGAATAAACCATTCCCATCTATGTACTGGAAGTGTATGATGGCTCTAGGTGCTTTACCTGATGATACGGTTATCCTTGAGGATAGTCATATTGGTAGGCAGGGTGCTTTAGATAGCAAGTGTCACTTAGTTCCTATTGAGAATAGGAGTGATTTAAATCAAGCAAAGGTTGATAGGATTAAAAGAATCCTTCAAAGTGAAAAACAAAAAGTCGCATGGGAGAGCAAAACTATGAACGTATTAATTCCTATGGCAGGACGTGGAAGTCGTTTTGCTACCCAAGGATACACATTCCCTAAACCTCTTATTGATGTTAAGGGTAAACCAATGATTCAGGTAGTCACAGAGAACCTGAATATCAAAGCAAACTATACCTTTATTGTTCAAAAGGAACACTATGAGAAGTATAGTCTTCAACATCTATTAAATCTTATTGCACCTAATTGTAATATTGTTCAGGTAGATGGTATTACAGAAGGTGCTGCATGTACCACATTACTTGCTAAGGAGTTCATTGATAATGATGAACCACTCTTGATGGCAAACTCAGATCAGTTTGTTGAGTGGGATTCAAATGAAACTCTTTATGCATTTACTAATGGTAATTGTGATGGAGGTATCATTACCTTCCCTGCCACTCACCCTAAGTGGAGTTATGCAAAACTAGGTGAGGATGGATATGTATCTGAAGTTGCTGAGAAGAAACCAATCTCTGAACATGCAACAGTAGGTATTTACTGGTGGGCAAAAGGATCTGACTATGTTAAGTATGCAGAGCAGATGATTGAAAAAGATATTCGTGTTAATAACGAATATTATGTTTGCCCAGTCTTCAATGAAGCAATTGGAGATGGTAAGAAGGTACGTATTAAAGAGATTGAGAAGGAAGGTATGTGGGGTATAGGTACTCCAGAAGATCTTAATTATTTCTTAGAGCATTACAAAGGAGACTTTTAATGGAATTTATTGATCTTCCTAATTTTGGTATATGTGAAGTTGAATTGACTCAACGACATGTTGACTTGCTCTATAAGGATCTTATAGCACAAGCACCAAAAGGTTGGGTGTTCGATAAAAATAATAAGATAACACAAGGAACAGATATTCCTCAATGGGACTTTGCATTCTCTGAAGAAACTAATCAGGAATTCCTAGGTAATGCCCTTGCACCTGCTATTCATGAGTATACTGAGAAGTATGGCAAACATACTTTGTTGTGTACATCACAGATGCATCACATCACATTAAGTAGATGTTGGGTCAGATGTTCTAAACCTGGAGAATACCTGAGTGTACATGATCACTCAGCGTTATTCTCTTTTGCTGTATGGTTAAATATTCCATACGACTATAGAGAAGAGCAAGCAGACAATGAAGCATTTACTCCTTACGCAGGAGACTTCCAGTTGATCTATCCAGCAACAACTGGACTTATGCTTAAGAAGAACTATCAATTAGATCGTTCTATGGAGAAGAAAATGATTATCTTCCCAGCACAAATTAGTCATATGGTTTATCCACACCATACAACAAACCAAGCAGAGTTTGAAGGAGAGTATCGAGTTTGTGTTGCTGGTAATGTAGCACTCGATAGTTACCAACCTATTCACAATGTAGCATCGTAGAATTATGAAAGTAGCAGTAGCATTCTTTGGACAACCACGATATGTTGGTAATCCAAATATAATCAACACGTATAAACAGGTACTTCTTGACAAGTATGACTGTGATGTATTCGGTCATATGTGGTGGCAGGAAGATGGAGGAGAGTTTGATTATTCCTCATGGTCTAAGATTAGTAATTGTCCAGTACCACCAGATGCACCTAAGATTGTAACTGATAATTATAATCCATTAATACTTGCTATTGAAGATCCACAAACTTTTGAACTTCCACCTAACGCTAAGAAGTTTGTTGATGAGAAGTTTACAGATAAGCATCCTGATGGTCCTCATTGGAATGCTAAGAATTATAGTAATGTAATGTCACAGTTGAAGTCTATTCAACAGGTGTCTAAGATTGTAAGAGAATATTCTATTGAGAAGAATGTCAGTTATGATTTTGTAGTCTTAGCAAGATATGATACTGTTATGCTGAGGTTCCCTAATCTTGAGGAACTTGATAAGTATAAGTTTTATCTACCAGGACATCATCCAAGATTCCCTGATACTATTCAGTTCTTTGGACCTAAGTTTTTAACATGGGCAGAGACTGCTTTTGATGAGGTTGATAATGTATATGAAGATATATGGGAACCATCTCCAGAAGCATTTAAGTATGGGGCATTCCTAAGAAGGTTTAGTAAGGATGATCTTGTAGGATTGTCAATGGACGCTGCTTGTATCAGAGGATAATATGGTTATTGATTCTCTTATTAATGGTAAGGTTTCAAATTATGCTTCTCAGTTCAATCGTAAGGTTGACTGGACTAAGACTATTGCTCATAGAGCTAACATAGGAGGACCAAATCCTGAAGTTGAAAATAAACCAGAACAGATTGACAAGTGTATTGATAAGGGTTATGATGTTGAAATAGATCTTAGGATTGATGAGAGTACTAAGACCCTATGGTTAGGACATGATACTCCAGACTATAAGGTTACTTGGTATTGGTTAGCACAGAGACTTAGGAACTTATGGATTCACTGTAAGGACTATAATACTCTTGTTGAACTATCCTCTCATGATACATCTAAAGATAATGGATTTGATATCCCTGCTGGTGGATGCAATTTCTTTTGGCATCAAGAAGATGATTATACTTTAACAAGTAATAATATCATCTGGGCATATCCTGGTAAACCTGACAATTTAAAAGATTCTAGACTTCTTAATACTGTACTGGTAATGCCAGAGTGGAATAAGATAGATTGGGAGACTTTAAAACTATTACGTTGTTATGGAATTTGTACTGACTACCCTGAAAAACTAAAATGAAGATTACTTTAATTGGACCAGGAATTATGGAGATCCCACCGAAAGGATGGGGTGCAGTAGAGATCCTAATATGGGATACAAAAAATGCGTTGGAGGAATTAGGTCATGAAGTCCAAATTCTTAACACCAAAGATTACCGCACAGTTATCAATGGAATCTGTGCGTTTGTACCTGACTTTGTACATGTACATTATGATGAGTTTATTGATTTGGTCCCTTACATTCAATACCCGAATGCAATTACTAGTCACTTTGGGTACTTAGAAAGACCAAATATGTTTGGTGGATATGTTAATGTGGCAAATCAGTTCAGAGATGTTAAACCAAATGTCTTTGCTTTATCACCAGGTATTGAGAAGGTATATAATTTAATGTTTGACATCCCATCAGATCAAACATATGTAACACCTAATGGTGTTAACAATAAGAATTTTACATATAAAGACGAACCAAAATATCCTGATCGTAGTATCTACTTAGCAAAGATTGACTATCGTAAGCGTCAGCATATGTTCCAGTCAATTGATAGTTTATGGTATGCTGGTAATCTAGCAGATAATAATTTTGATCGTAATAAGAACTATCTTGGAGAGTGGCAGAAAGAAACTTTATATAAAGAACTTACTGACTATGGTAATCTTGTTCTTTTATCAGACGGTGAAGCACATCCTTTAGTTTGTATGGAAGCATTCTGTGCAGGACTTGGAGTAGTTGTATGTGAGTGGGGTAAAGCAAATCTTGATGTTGATAAGAAGTTTATCACAGTTATCCCTGAGAAACATATAAATGATCTTGAGTTTGTTGAGTATGAAATTGTAAAGAATAGGAAGTATTCAGTTGCTCATCGTGACGAGATTCTTGAATACTCTAAACAGTTTGAATGGAAGAACGTTTTAAAAACACATTACATCCCAGCAGTAGAGAAGGTGATTGATAGATGGACCAAGTAGTAGACACAAACAAATCAATGTATAAACTGGAGAACTTTGGTCCAGTTTATTGTCTTAATCTTGATGGTCAACCAGATAGATGGCAGTACATGGAGTCTCAGTTTAAGTACTGGGGTGTAACAGACTATCAACGTGTGTCTGCTTATGATGGACGTGAGGATGATCTTAGTGATATTCTTACTGGACGTTATCCAGAGAATATGTCTGGTGGTGAGATAGGATGTATTACATCACATCTCAAAGCAATTAAGATGTTCTTAGATACTGATGCTCCTTATGCAATCATGATGGAAGATGATTGTAATTTAGATACGGTACATCATTGGAATTTTACATGGAATGATTTTGTAGCACATCTTCCATATGATTATGATGTGGTACAACTAGCAATCATATGTACTGGAGATATACATGTTAAGTTGCATAGGAGATTTGTAAATGATTTCTCCACTGCTTGCTATATGATTACCAGACATCATGCAGAGAAGTTAGTATTGCATCATTGTAGAGGTGGATATACTGGGAAGCAAAAGTATAAACTTGATAATGGATGTAAACCAAGACCTGTTGCAGATGATTTAATATACAACTCTGGCAATACATTCTCTACTCCTATTCTACTGTATAGATTGGAGTTAGGATCTTCTATACATCCAGAGCATATAGATTCATTCCATAGAGCAAGTCATGATGGTATATTAAATTGGTGGCAGCAAGCAGGAGCACAACTTGATGCTAAGACTTTGTGTGATTACGATCCATATTTGGGTAAGGTAAGCAATCCAGGTGGGTAAACCCACCACTACTGGTACTTGACCTTTTGTAAAGTTGAATATATACTAAATAACATTGAACTGGCACACTACCTAGTGTGACAGTTGTTGACAAATCTTAACAGACGTGTTAAGATTCCTTGAAGTTCCGAATGGCTCAATTACTCCCGCTAGGTTCTCTACGAGCAAAATTAACCTAACGAGAACATGTCGAGTTCTCTGTCATCTGCAGGTAATCAATCTGCAAGTAAAATTTTAAAAATCATGTCAATCAAATCAACAATCGCTGCAGTAGCAGCATCTCCATTCCTTCTCGCTGGTGCAGCTTTTGCTGGTCCATACGTGAATGTCGAGAGCAACTTATCATATCCTGATGGAGAGTATTCTTCAGCTACAACTGACCTTGCTATCGGTTACGAAGGAAACAACGGTGGTAAGATTGCTTACTACGTACAAGGTGGTCCTGCATTCGTTCACACTGAGTCTACAGACGATACAGAAACAGAACTTGCTGGTAAGGCAGGTATCTCCTATGCAGCTACAGAAGATCTAGCTCTTTATGGAGAGATCTCTGGTATCTCTAACGAGGACAGCAGTGGAGACAGCATCATCGACTTCGGTGGTAAAATCGGTGCTAAGTTCCTTTTCTGAAAGGAATCAGTTGATCAACCTACTGATACAGTAGATTAGATAAACAAAAATTAAGACCCCTTCGGGGGTCTTTTTTTATGCTATAATATCTGAGTCAAAAAAACGGGGTAGGGACTGTCGCCTATTGGTTAAGGCCCACTGCTTATAACGGTGTGAAGAGGGTTCAATTCCCTCCAGTCCTACCTTATCTGACTCAGTAGCTCAAAGGATAGAGCAACTGCCTTCTAAGCAGTTGGTTGTAGGTTCGAGTCCTACCTGAGTCGCCAGGGAGTGTAGTCCAACGGCAGAGACAGGAGACTTAAAATCTCTACAGTGTGGGTTCGACTCCCATCACTCCTATCTACATAGTTCAGGTGTTTTTTATTGCCGATGAAAACAGATGAAGTACTGGGTCATCCACTATGGATGCTACCAGTAATGTTACTAGCAATTCTAGTAATGATAGAAGGTTTACATACTTCAGCACATCTCCATCAAGAGATGGATGTACACGGTATTTGCAGACAGAACAAGGAATATATTGAGAGTATAGAGGAAGAAGATTATTAAATTTTATTGGTATCATAAGGATTAATTATTAAGGTTCGGACTACCGTACAATTGTAAAGTTGTGTAAACTTAATGTTTGCTATATAATTATGTACGTAACAATTCTTAACAAAAGAATGACAAGTTCAACCGCAAAGTATGTCACCACCGAAGATGGTGGAAGACAAAACATGTTTGCAGCAGAACCTCAAATCGAGGTTATCAACGTGAACTATTGGGAGAACGCAGAGTTAACTAATGGTCGCCTTGCGATGATTGGATTCTTTGCAGCAGTACATAACTACATCTTATTTGGTGCAGTTATTCCTGGCATCTTCTAAGACCTACAGGTCTCTTACACCCCCTCAATGAGGGAACTTTCTAACCCTATTAAATCTAACGAAAGGAGTTTAAAACAATGACACCAGAAGCAGAAAAGTTTAATGGCTGGATGGCCATGATTGGTTTCGTAGCAGCAATGGGTGCTTACGCAACTACAGGACAAATTATTCCAGGTATCTTCTAATGACAAACGAAGCAATCTTTCTAAGAGCACAAGGACGTGCTGCAATGTTAGGAATTTGGTTCTTCGGACTTTCCTATGCAATCACAGGACAACTCATTCCAGGTATCTACTAATGACAAATGAAAACAATAACAAGCAAGTTGACTTCTCCATCGCTGAGAAGTGGAATGGTATTGCTGCTATCGTTGGCTGTGTCGCAGCTTTCACTAGCTACACTTTCACTGGACACATCATTCCTGGTATAGTGTAAATTTTTTACGCTAAAACTTAACAAAACTAAATACTTACTCGTAGTTTATCAGCGAACTCTAATAAAATGGGCGACTTTATAGCCGCAACAGACAGTATATCCCCTCTAACAGCAATCCTATGGTGTTTTTACCCCATAGGTGCTTTAGTTTTGATTGAATTAATTCTTCGTGCCATCAGTAATGATGACGACGATGATACGGGTGGAGGTAAGGGTATGCGAGTCCAAGAACCCGTTTACGCTACAGTTCCATCAGGTGCTTGACTAAGGGTAGAAATACCTATATACTCTTAGAGTATTTTTACCTAGTCAAATGCCACAAACTATCTTTATCGCTATTTTAGGAATATACGTTTACTACAATGGAGCCATCAGTTCTCTCGTATTTCAATAACATATTAATATCTACTCCAGCAGAAGCACACGGTCTGTTGGAGTTTGGATTCTTTCTAGTGGTAGGTGTTACTGCTGGATCACTGGGGATAATATAATGATTGAGATGCTGGCCCATTGTACCCCTGAACTATTCGTTGCCGTGGTAACCACTGGCACGGTTATGATATTAGTTGCAATTACAATTTTGGATGACAGATGGAAGAACAACAAATAGAATTAAGAGAACAGGCAATTAAGATCCTGTACAAGAATTTCGGACAAGATGATACAATATATGCATGTGCTGATGAGTGGTGTAGGAAGCAAGTAACCACTGCAGGACTTGTCAATTACTACAAGGCGTATTATAATCAGATCAAAGAAACTGCTAAATTATGATACCTAATGTAAAATTTAATTTTAAAGGTGATGGTGGTCCATTGATTAAGACCTCTCAAGATCTTTTTGATAATAAGAGAGTAGTTTTATTTTCTTTACCTGGTGCCTTTACTCCTATATGTTCTACTAAAATGCTTCCTGCATATGAGAACCTATACTTAGAGTTTGAATCACTTGGAATTGATGAAGTCTATTGTATTGCAGTCAATGATTGTTTTGTAATGGATGCATGGGCAGAGGATCTCTTTATTAAATATGTGAAGTTGATTCCTGATGGTAATGGAGACTTTACCAAAGGTATGGGAATGTTAGTTTCTAAGAGTAATCTTGGATATGGTAATCGTTCATGGCGTTATGCTGCAGTGATTAATTCTGGTGAGATTGAGTGGTTAAACTCAGAACCTGGAATGAAATCTAATGCAACAGAAGATCCATATGAACTTACTAAACCAAGTAAAGTTCTCGAATATTTAAAATCAGTTGCTAAATAGTAACCCATTTATATTGAATCATGAAAATTAATTTTAATGCAATTGCAAATGCAATTAGTATTGCTTCAGGAGTAACCCTCGCTGGTATTATCGGTGTTGGATCTTACGTCTATTTAAATAAGGATGCAATCATCGAAGACATCAAAGAACAGGCAATCGAATCTGTGATGGGTGGAGTTGGTGGTGGTGCTGCTGGTGGAGCACTTAAGTCCCTTCCATTAGGAACTAACGATCTTGCTCCTGTTCCTAGTCCTGATCAAGCTGCTGCACCTAGTTTTGTAGGTGAGAATGCTGCTGCTGGTGGACCTGTACAGTTCTAAGACACATATATAGGTATAGAGACTTTAGATCTATGCCTGAAGAATTAAAAGAAGAAGTCAAAGAACCTGAAGAAAAGAAGAGTGTCTTTGGTAAGATCAAAGATAAGATTCTTCCAGATCAAGACGAACAAGCTGCTATCATTAGTACATTTGTTCGCCTTGGTGTTCTTGTTTGGAGCGGAGGAATTTTGACTTTGAACTATGTGGCAATTCCAGGAGTGCCACAACAGAAAATAGATCCGACTTTTATAGCTTCGGTTTTTACTGGAGTTTTAGCTAGCTTCGGAATTCAGACCGCTTCTAAGAAGGGTGACGGAACTATGAAGATGGATGCTGCTAAAGCTGCTGCTGCAGCAAATGGTAATGGTGGGACTGTTCAGACAATTAGAATTCAACAAATGCCGTTGAAAATTATTGCTGCTGATATTCCCGATACATTAGATCCAAAGAAAGATCAAAAACCACCAACAGTATAAATAAGTTATACTAGTTGATTTACAAAAGGAAGTAAAGATGGCACTTAACGACCCAACATTAGCAAGAGTAAGAGACATTGCTGCTAAAGTGAAAGCAGGTACTACAGTATCTACTATGGACCTTACATGGGCACAGAAGCAAGCTATCCATGATGATGTTGCTGCTGCTGACCTACAAGCTGCTGGAAAATATATTGAACCTAAGGATCAATAAGTCTCTACTAATGTTTTAATAAAAATAAATCTCTCTTCACATTTGTGAAGGGGATTTTTTTATGCTAATATATATTGTATAGTATCGAGGTAAGGTTATGTCGTGTGGTAACCCAATAAAACATAAGATTAAAGACCTGTTTGACAAAGCAGTTGATCTAGATAAAAAGATCTTGGAGAAGATAGAAAAGAAATTTAATCTGTCTCCATATCAGAGCAAGTGTGCTAACGCAGTACTTGGATTTATTATAGGAGCAATAGTATTATGATAGAACTTTTTATTCTCATCGCAGTCATTTATGGCGTAAGTTATGGGTTGAGAATATACCGTCATCTACCGTCAGCGAGTCCAGACAAGAAGTAGTAGAAATTACCTAAGTCAGACTAAATATTAGGGTAGTACGGGATTGAAACAATCATGCCCCTGACTAAACAAAGACATTATACTATCGGTTATCACGATAAGGAACAGCATCACTATGAGATATGTGAATATGCCATGAGTGCATATGAAGCAATAGAACATAGTAAAGAGGATGTATCCTATCTAAGGGAACATCCTCATTTTATTGACTATTGTAATAACGAAGAGGTTGATAACATCTCTCGTCTTATGGAAGCAGGTATCCCAATGGGACACTAGCTATGACAACAATAACCAAATACAAACACGAAATTATGTGGTGGATGAGTAGACTCACAATAATGATTTGTTCATTATTTTTATCTTTTTCATTAGCAGCATCAGCATATGCTGCAGATATTCAAATGGGTGCTAATGGCAACCTAATATTTGAACCAAATGAAGTCACCGTTAATGTTGGTGATACAGTTACATTTACTAATGGGGATTTACCTCCTCACAATGTAGTATTCCTTGACAACCCAGAGTTGTCACATTCTGATCTAGCATTTTCACCAGGTGAATCATTTAATGTTACCTTTACTGAAGCAGGTAATTATGAATTCCAATGTGAACCTCATGCTGGTGCAGGTATGAAGGGTGTTATTCACGTAGAGTAAGAATTTATGTTATCAACCCAATATCGTTTGCGTCTAGAAGCTATCTGTAAAGATATTGCTGCTGGAACTGAAGTCAGTCTAGAAGATATGATCTGGGCAGAGAAGTTGTCAAAAGCAAACACCGCAGCAAGAGGTATGTTAAACACTGCAAGAAAAATTAGTAAAGACCCTACTGATTCTTTTCTGAATAGCTTGAATTTAGGAGACCCCGATTCAAGCAATCATCGTAGGGGTTTTGGAGATCCACAAGATGTTGTGGACTGGTTCCATCAAGAACGATCTGACGATTGGAGGCAAAGAGATTGAGCGAAGTAGTTTGGTCAATCAATATAATGATAGGTATTCTTCTAGTCTCTGTAGGGATTGCTATTTACTACATATTCATGTATGATACATGGTATCCTAATGAGCACGGAGAAAACATTGAAGGATCTGAAGGTGGATGCACACATAGCAGTGCTGCACACTAAAGTAAATGCTCTTGAAGAGAAACAAAAAGAATTAACTCAGCGTGTACGTGCGAATGAGAAAGTAGTTGCTGCTGCTACCCTGTTGGGTACAGTGGCAATTGCTGTTATTGGGGCAGGATATTTTGCACCTAAGGCAGAAGCAAATCAATTCCCTAGTGCAGGTGAAGCAATACAAAGAATGAGAGAGTGGGAAGCAGAGAAGACAAGAACTGATCCTGAAGACTCTATAAATAATGCACTAGCTGAAATGGAGACTGACAATGGGAGCGATGATACCCCCAAGCAGGAAGAGTTGTTACAACTTCCGAGTTACCAAGATAGACAAGGTGCTGGACGGAGACACGATAGATGTCACCATAGATCTTGGATTCGATTTATACAAAAAAGAACGGGTAAGGATTGCTGGAGTGGACACCCCAGAGAAGAGGACGAGAGACTTAGAAGAGAAGGCCCTTGGTATAGACGCAACTAATTGGTTGAAGGGTAAACTCACTGAGACTATTAAAGGAGATGATGAACTTACTATCAGAACCGAACTCAAAGGTGGCGTGGGTAAGTATGGTAGGCTTCTTGGTTGGTTATATGTTGGCGAAGATAATGTATCGTTAAATGAAAAGATGATTGAAGAAGGATATGCATGGTCATACGATGGTGGTACTAAGCAAAAGAATTTTGAGGATCTGCGACAGATACGTAGAGCACATGGCACACTAATGGAAGGATAAGGCACTAAATGTAGCCTGGGACACCTAAATGGGGTATAAACTACTAGTTTTAACAAATCTTATTGCTAAATAACTACGCATAACTTTCGATTAAGGGTATGAAAAAAGCATTCTTGCTTTTTGGAATGATTTTGATGAGTTCTCCGCTTGCAGCGAGGGCAGATTTAACATCTAGATTCACATCGAGTGTTCAGCTACAAGTTAATGCTGCTGCAACACAGATGCAGAGAGTGGGAAACTCTTATAGTATATCTGGTACAAATATAGATACAACTGATGGTACGACAGCTAACACAGTGAGTGCTGGCACTATTGCCAATGGTATCTACGGACCTGGTACTATTAGTGCTACCCAAGATGATCCAGGTGAGGCGTTCAGCTTCTCAACTGCGTTCACTCAAGGTGATGCTCTGGTAACATCTGCTCCTTCAGTAGGTGCTGTTAGTGCATTAAGTAACCAGTTGTCTACCGCAGCTGGCTCCGCAGGAGACTTGGCTGGAACTGTAAATTCGCAGGGTGCTTTGACTGTGACAGCTGGTGGAGCTGGCACAATAGCTACGGGACAATTCGTAACAGAATTACAGATGGACTAGGAGCCATGAAAAGGCTTATAACTATATTACTGTTGTTAGGTAGTGCAGGTGCTGCAAGAGCAGTACCCGTGGTCCCAAATTTCCAGCAGGGCTCCATGACGAGCCACACTGAGACCGAATCAACGGTCACTGAAACTATAAACTCAATTGACTTTAGGACAGGATGGGAATACAGCGTAACTGGGGTAGGAGTAGACAACAACGGACAGGCTTTAAATCCCCCAACATCAACGTCAACCGTGACGTTAAATCCGAGTGTGGGAACGGGAGAAGGAGCAATAACAGGAAGTGTAACTTCTTCGTTCGATGCCTTAGACATGTCAGCAACAAACAACTTCACGATCCACGAACCTGGTGGAGCCTTTCAATTTACCCAGACGTATCAAGGACCAGGTATGACCAACCAGACCTTGATCCAAAGAGTAACCACTATAAAAAGTGTCACAGATACAACAAGCACGTTTACGCAGTAGGTGGTATACTATTATCATTAGTAAGTCCAACAGCATCATTAGCACAGGGAGTCGGTGGAGTTAGTGCCACTGCAAATCCGATTGCGAACAGTTCTGGAAGTGTCACAAACCAAGCTATACAGGTCCTACAAGGTCCTTATGTAACAAATACTTATGGTGGTGGTGTATCATGTCAAGGTACTACACTTAACATGACACCGTACTTACAGTTTGCAGATTCAAGGAAGCATCCTTGGGAAGATTTTTATAACGAACCACAATATAACTTAGCAGATAACGAAGGTAGAACAGTACAACAACAAGTAACAGTAAAGAACTATCCTTGGGAAGAATGGTATGATGATCGTACCAAAGCAGATGGTACTAGATGGTTTGAAGATGGAGATGATATAACAATTATTCAAAATGTCCCTGCTGGTGATGGTGTACCTGATGCAGTCACTAATGGTGACCTTGCACCTACATGGTACAAACCTGTACGTACAGACATGAGGGCGAATCAGAGTTTCAACCTAGGACTCTCTGCTACGCTTTCAATTCCACTTAACAGGGGTATGCAACGTAAGTGTGCTGAAGCAGCACAACATCAAAATGACTTAGTTGCTCAGACCGTTGCCAACAAAAGATTAGATTTTGAAATCGCAAGACTAAAAAATTGTGGTGAACTTAAAAAATCTGGTATATTTTTCCATCCTAATTCACCATATGCATCCATATGTGCTGACGTTATAGTAACAAATCCAGGTGGTAAGATAACACCACATACACATACGTTCCCACAACCTAATTTTGAAGATCCTTCGTCTGCTTCAGACGTTTCTTCTCAGACTTCATCTTCTTCGCATGATTCTTCGCAAACGGGATCGCAAGAAGACCTTTCTTCAAACGATACTCATTCGTCTTCTTCTCAGATTCAGTCAAACGATAAGGGCTTTTTCCTAGGATTGCGTTTACCTTGGTCATCACCTGCTTCACAGCAGGTTTCACAACCCTCAGGAGCAGATCAGCTAGGGGTTTGGCAAGTAGGGCACTCGATGCAGCCACAGATGCTATCACCGCAGTCGTCGTCACAACCTGAGGACTAGGTAGATACTGTTCTGCTATACCAATGTCCTCATAGAGTGCTACACATATTTTTTTATTAAGGTTGTTAGGATCGGGTTGTAACTCGTGACCAACAACCTTTTCCTTTTCACTAGGTCCAATTGATCCTATTCTTGGATCTAAAGGACCAGGACATTCTGGATCACCTTCTGGTTCTTCTGTAGGAGGTGGTTCTGGTGTCTCAGGTGGTGTAACATCACCCGTATCTCCTGTATCAACACCACCTTCTTGTTCTGGTTGTTCCTGATATATTGTCTCCCACAGTAAACTTCTAGCATCATAGTTAGGTGCGGTAAAGTATGGAGCACCAGCGTCACACAAAGTAGTCTGACCTTTGGGGTCATCGTTAACTAGATTCTTATTACTAGATGGATCTCTCTTAGCATTCTCTTTGTGTACTTTGACACAACCAGGCATATTAACTATAGGTGTACCTGCATTGATAGTTACAGGAACTGCTTGTGGTATTGCTTGTGATGGTTGAGTTACCCAGACACGAACATCTTGTATATTACTATTCCGTATATTTGCAATCCTAGTACCATTAATACTTATGTTATTAATATCACTACCCTGAATCAATGGTATCCCTGTACCATTGACTTCAATTTTTTGAACTGCTTCATTACTATTAGTTGGTATAAAGGGAATGCTCATTTTTCAGCAGCGTATAATGCAAATGTAGAAGTAGTTATAACAGTCATCATGTTTGCTATGTGTTGTTTCACCTCAGAATCACATACTCTACCAGGTATAAAACAACCAAATATAGTTGCTCCTACTATTCCTAACTGGAATAAGATCACAACCCTTATGAGGTTAATGACTTGTTTTTTGGTGTCTTTATTTTGGTTGAACAATGTCACGATAGTTGCCGTTGGGATTAGGACCAAGGTTTGTCACAGGACCAGAACTACTAGGCCATGCTTCTTTAATAGCAGCACGAACCTCCTCCCGAACTACCTGTTGTAGTTCAGTGAGTTCTGCTTCTCTTCTTTTCTGTGGACCATCATTCATATTGTCGATGACATGTCCTCCACCCACAATAGAACCAGTTCCAACTACTGCGGCTGCTGTAATTCCAGTGACCGTATCTCTTAGTTCCATTAGACCTTACTTTTCTATAGTTTATTTATTATGCAAAATGCCTAATCTAATGTATAATAAATATATGTACAAGAAGTAATATTCGGAATACTTTTAATGGGAACCTTCCGTAAGTCTCTTAAGCGTGGAGATACCTCTCGTCAAATTGAGGAAAATCTTAAGAAATTAAACAAAGATTTAAAAAGAACTGAGTCAGTTTTACCTACCGAGTCTGCAGAGACTGAGGGTAAAAAATTTGACTGGAGGAAGGAATTTTTTCCTGCAGAATCTGATCGTGTAACAGATGTTAAACATGCATTAGCAGAAGAAGTAAAAGAATTACGGGATGTTGTAGAAGCAAAAAAAGAGATACGTAATTTACAGAGAGTAGATAAGCATTTAGCAGGAGCAAACGCAGATTTTTATAGACTTCGTGATGAGTTAGTTGAACAGATTAATACTGATTTTAATCTTCGTGAGATTGAAGCAAAGTTAGATGAGATATTAGGTGTCTATGGTAAACTTCATCAAAGAATAGATGAGGGTTTATTAAATGAACCACCAGAGTCTGCACAAAATGGTGATCCATTAGCACCACTTGGTCAGAAGTTTGTTACCTTTGAACAACTTAGGAATCATTACAGTCTATTCATTAATAGAATATCTAAGCAACTCTCCACTCTAGGTGGCGGTGGTGAAGTTAACTTCCGTTACTTGGATGATGTTGATTGGGATGGTGCTGATGATGATGGTAAGTTTTTAAAATATAATCATAGTACAGAGAGATTTGAATTCGCTACCGTATCTGGTGGTGGAGGTGGTGGTGGAAGTATCGCTGGTATTGATACCACAGGTACATCATTCTTTAATAATATAAATGCTGCTGGAGTTGTAACTGCCACAGCATATTATGGTGATGGATCAAACTTAACTGGTATTGCAGGAACAACTATTGCTACCTATGCAAATGTAGCAGGGATTGCAACCTATGCAACCAATGCAGGTATAGCATCTAATGCAACCATTGCAACTGCTGCTGGTACTGCTGAAGTAGCAGGAACACTGACAACTTCTTCATCAGTTAATACTTCTGGTATTATCACTGCAGCAAACTTCTATGGTGATGGTTCAGGATTGACTGGTATTACTGCATCAGGAACTGGTGTTGTTATTCAGGAAGAAGGTAGTAATCTTGGAACAGCATCAACAATTAATTTTGTTGGTACATCTGTTACAGCAACCTTCAGTAGTGGTACAGCAACAATTAGTCTCACAGATAATGTTGGGACTGCTGGTACAGGAGCACTTGCTGGTATTGATACCACAGGTGATTCAGTTTTTACTAATATAAATGCGTCTGGAATTGTTACATCTTTAGGTGGATTTAGTGGTAATATCACAGGTACTGGTGCAACATTTACTTCAATCACTGGTGCTTTAACGGGGGATGTTACTGGTACTGCTTCATTAGCACAAGGATTATCTGGTTCACCTACCATAACGGTTACTGGTATTGGTGCTTCAAGTATTAATTCTACTGGTATTGTAACTGCTAGTGCATTCTATGGAGATGGATCTAATCTTACAGGTCTTGTATTTGGTGGTGGTACTGTATTCAGTGGTATTGTTACCTTCCAATCTAATGCGGAATGGGGAGAGAATGATAAGGCAGCGTTCGGTACAAATGCAGATCTTCAACTTTATAATGATGGTTCGGCATCATATGTGTCAGAGACAGGTACAGGAGATTTAATATTAAATTCAAACGGAACGAATATAAATCTTAAGTTTAATAATAGTGATCTTGCTGCTAAGTTCCAGATTGATGCAGGTATAGATCTCTACTATGATAATGTAAGTAAGATGGCAATCCTGAGTACAGGTGCTACTACTTACGGTACTCATAGAGCATCTGAATTTGTAGGTGGTGGTTCAGGTATAACTGGATTAAGTACATCACAACTTAGTGGATGGGAAAACATTCCAATTGGAATAGCAAGTAATACTAGTATTGTTACTAGTGGAATTATTACTGCTGCAGGTTTTAATGGTGCATATACTGGAGATGGATCTGCTTTAACTGGTATTGCTACACCAGGATATGTTGATGCTGCTGTTGCTGGTATCGTATCTTCAGCACCTGCAACTTTGGATACATTGAATGAATTAGCTGCAGCATTGGGAGACGATCCAAACTTCAGCACTTCAATGACCAATTTGATTGGTACAAAAGCATCTCTCGCTGGAGCAGCATTCACTGGAAATGTAACTTCTACAGGATATGTTAGTGCTGCGTCTACTGCTGGTATAGGTGGTAGGTTATATGCAAATGAGAGAGTTTATATTGGTCCTGATAATGCATTCCATTTATCTTATGCTACTGTAGGTAATCCTGTAACAGAAAGATATTGTTATATTGATGGTGGACATGCTTATGGTGATACTGTATTAAGAGTTAGACATACAAACGGTGGTAAAGTTGAGATTACTAATGCAGGTAATCTAAAGTCTGCTGTCTTTGATGGACAAGGATCTGCTGAACTCTACTATGGGGATGTTAAGCGTCTTGAAACTTCAAATACGGGTGCTAATGTTATAGGAATCCTTAGTGCAACAGGACAAATAAAGTCTGACACATTAGATGTTACTGGTAATATTTCTGGTGGTAGTTCTATAACTGCTGCGAATAAGTTCTATGGTAATCTTGTAGGTAATGTAACTGGTGATTTAACTGGTGGACTTATAGGTACAGGTGATATTGGTGCTACAAATATCAATGCTCTTGGTATAGGTACATTCCAGTCTGCTGAGATTAGGAATTTAAGATTAGGAACATATGGAACAAATAATATTTACGGTGTAGGTGGTCCTTTATATCTCGATTCAGAAGTTGCTCAAGTTGATATTGTTAATCATCTTAAGGTTAGTGGTATAGCAACCTTCCATAAAGATGCAGTATTTACTCAAGATGTTGTTGGTTTATCCAGTGCAAACTTTACTGGAATTGTTACAGCACAGAAGTTTGTTGGTGATGGTTCATTACTTACTGGTATAGGTGTTACTCTTGCTCTTAATGATCTAAGCAATGTTAATGCTGGAACACCAACTGATGGTCATGTTCTTAAGTGGGATAACTCTTCTGGTAAGTGGGTTGCTGCTGCTGATTTAACTGGTTCTGGTGGAGCAGGTATTGCATTGACATCATTGTCTGCATCTAACGCAGCACCTGCTGGTATTGCAACCTTTAATTATAATAATACAACTGGTGTATTTACATATACTCCTGTAGATCTCAGTAGTTATCTGACAAATTCAATTAGTCAGAATGTATCAATGAGTAATGGGTATACGTTTACCTACGACTCATCTGCTGTTGCTAGATTTGGTAGTGTTGGTGCAAGTAATTATGGTGATATATTCTGGGGTACTAATAATTCTACTACTGGACTTCATGTAATTAATAGTGATACTGATGGTGGTTTATATCTTACAAACAGTGGTACAGGTGGAGTATTCATTAGATTTAATGGTGAGAATCAAGCATCATTTATTCCTAATGGTGCAGCGAATCTGTTCTTTAATAATGTACTTAAGTTCTCTACAACTGAAGAAGGTATATCCATAGCAGGTGATACAGTATCAACTGGTGCTGCTAACTTTGCTGGAATTGTTACTTCTGTTGCTGGATTTAAGGGAGATCTTACAGGAACTGCAAGTTATGCAACCAATTGTGGAGTCGCAAGTACTTCAAACTATGCTACCAATGCATTGTCAGCAAATACTGCTGGTACTGCAGGTGGATTAACAGGTGATCCTTCAGTTACAGTTACACAATTAAATACTCTTGGTGATGCTTATGTTGGTGCTGGACGATCAATGTATGTTGGTGGTGTCCTAGGTGTTAGGGATAATGTTCAGATCACTGGTCAGTCTCCAATATTAAAATTAGAAGATGATCAATACTTTAAGAAGACTGCTACCTTCCATATGGATGGTAACACAAGTGATGGTTTAACTATTGGTCTTAGATTAGATAACAATGCATCTAACTTTAGAATTTGTGATGAAGGTAGTGGATCAATAGGAACTAGCTTCCTTAATATTACAGGTGGTAATCCAAGTAATGCTGACTACGGTAACGTAGGTATCAATAGTGCAATACCCAAGTATCAACTTGATGTTCATGGAGATGCTAGATTCACACAAGCAATTACGGGTAACTTAACTGGTAATGCAACAGGATTAAGTGGCACACCTACTATTGATGTTGCAAACGTAACTGCTGGTATTATAACTGCAAATAATTTTGTTGGTGATGGATCAGGATTAACTAATGTTACTGCTGCTGGATCTGGTGTTGTTATACAAGAAGAAGGATCTGCTGTTGGAACTGCAGCAACAGTTAACTTTGTTGGTACAGGTATAACTGCAACTATATCAGGTGGTGTTGCTAAAGTTGAGGTAACTCAAGATTGGGCAAACAAAGCAGGAATGGCAAATGATGTCGTTGATAATGCTAAGTTATATCTTGGTGATAGTACTGCTAGTAACCTATACGTAGATGGTAAGATTGGTATAGGAACTACATGGTCTAACACATACTCAATCAATGCTACTGGTAAGGCAAGATTCTATGGTGGACATATCTGGATGCCTTGGAATTCCAGTGGAAGTTTGGTCATGGAGAATGCCCATGATGCATATGCTGCTCTGTATACAAGTGGTAAGAATCATCTTGTTATACAAAATTCAGGTACATTAAGTATAGGTAGGACAACACCTGATGGTAATGCAGGGGTGTCTATTAATAGTTCAGTATCTATTGCTGGTTCTGTAACCTCTGCTAATACATTCTATGGTGATGGTTCTGGATTAACTGGAGTTACTGCTACTGGAACTGGTGTTGCTATTTGGGATGAGGGATCTGTTACTGGTACTGCTACTACACTTAATTTTGTAGGTGCTGGTATTACTGCAAGTGTTGCTTCTGGAACAGCAACTATTACAGTCACCAATGCTTCTCAGGGTTTATGGGAGACAGATGCTGCTGGTATTCATACCACATCTAAAGCAGGTATAGGTACTGATAAAGTTCAAGCATCTGCACAACTTCAAGTTGGTGCTACTTATGGTGTTCATTCTGGAGTTGGAACATTTGCTGGAACTGCTGGTACTCCTGCAGATTTAGATTCATTTAATAAATCAACTGATAACTTTAAGACTGCTGAGTATACATTGCATATTGGTTTTGGTACTTACATGCAATCGCAGAAAGTTCTTCTCATGCAAGATGGAACAAATACATATTCTAGTGAATATGCAGTAATGCATACACCAGGACAGGTAGTATCTGTTGGATCTACAATCTCTGGTAATGATGTTAAGTTACAAGCAACTCCTGTATCAGGAATCAATGGTTTAATTACTTACAGATTTGTAAGGGGAACACTGGTTTAAAGTATTATGTCGAAGAAGCGTTATGCCGTCGGATGTACTGCTCCAGATGATTGGAAGTACATTCATGAAGAGTTAAGTAAAGATGGTTCCTTAGAAGATAATATACCATCTGAAGCAATTACAGTAGATGATTTAAAAGAACATAGTGCAACTAGAGCAGTTTATATGCTCACAGATGAGGAAGCAGAGGATGTTAAAAAACATCCTAAAGTTTTATATGTAAACTTAGCACAGGAAGATTACTCTCCTCCTGCTGATGAGTTAATGTCGGATCAGACATTTAGATATGCACAAACAGTAAAGAACCATAGAGATTATTATGAATTACCTTCCACACCTGATGATACTGATCTGAGACGTACAGGGTTTCAACTTTATAGACATTCACAATTAGATGATCCTTGGCCTCATACTTCTACTGGAGATAATACAGTTTTAAATAATAGAATTTTGCATGAGGGTGATGGTAGAGATGTTGATCTTATTGTATGTGATGAAGGATGTTGGTTTGGTCATGTAGAATTTCAAACTGATAGTAATGGTGGTGGACCTGATAATTACATAGATGGTAATGTATTAACTAGAAGTGGTATATCAACTACTAGTGGTACATGTGACCTATGTGATTTAATTTTAGAAGCACCGTACTATCTTGACCCAGACTTTTTTAATGCATCTCCAAGTACTAGATTAGAGACTAGATGGGATGGAACTACTGTTCCTGTTGAGTCAGTAGCAAGGAACTGGTGGAGATTTAGTAGTGCATCATATCGTTCAGTTGGATTCTCTACATTTGGAACTGCAAATGTAAGTACAAGTTATAGTAGGATTAGATGTAATGGTACAAATGATTCTCTAGCAACCAATGGAAGTTATCATGGCACACAATGTATGGGTGCTAGTTGTGGTAGGACACAGGGTTGGGCATTCAATGCTAACAAATGGAATTTAAATTTATATGGTGGTTATGGGTCTGGTATTGAAGCAGGATTTGATGCTCAGAAGTTGTTCCATCAAATGAAACCAGTTAATCCTAAGTATGGTACTCAAGATCCAACAGTCTCAAGTAACAGTTGGGGATATCGTGCAGTACCACAAGATGAGGCATATTATTATTATCATGGAGATACTAATGGTGTCTCTTATTCTTCATCTGCTAATCGTAGTCCCTATAGTTCTAGTAATACTAAACCTGGATTTATGAGGTGGATTGGTTATCATGGTGATGGTTACAGGTGCAAGGGTCAATTATTCCCAGACAGTATGACACAAGCTGCTGATGAATTAATTGAGTCTGGTGTTATATTTGTTTGTGCTGCTGGTAATAGTAATCAGAAGCAAGTTAGTTGGGATCATCCTGACTTTGATAATTACTGGAATACTGGTGCAGGTGTTACTGTTGGTAGAAATAATTTTTATGAGTTTGGAAAACAAACGTATCCTTATACTAATAGAAGAGGATTCCCACAGCATGCAGGGATGACAAGATCTGGTGTAGGTGGAACAGTATATACTTATCCAGCAATTAATATTGGTGCTCTTGATGATGGTTATGGACTTGAAGATGGGGTATATAAAGAGAGGAAAGTAAATTATAGTGATATGGGTAATGAGATTGATTGTTATGCTGCTGCTGATGGTATAATTACAGCAGTCAATTCTACTTCAGGTACTACAAGACGGGATACGTATACTAATAGCAGTTATAGTAGTTGGGTTGATGGTAGATTTAGTGGAACCAGTGCTGCTTGTCCTGTAGCAGCAGGTATGATTACTACCAAGATGCAATACAATAGAGATTGGACTTGGGAGGATGTTAGGAATTGGTTAAAGGGTAAAAACCAACCAGTTGGTGTTGCTACTGTTGGTATTAATACTAGTGGTGAGTTTCATCATGGATCAGATACTCAGGTTTCTGGTGCAGGTGATATTAGTACTGGTCCTTGGTCAGATACTAATAGTTTAGAGGGTTCTTATCCTGCAATTATTTGGGATGCTCCTACTGGTAACGAGGATGGTCCTGACGAGACACCAAATGCTAAGACCATTAGTGGTCAAGGTATGAGATTCACAGGTGGTGGATTAAAAATAGTTTACCGTTCATAAATACATAAAAACAAATACCAATGGCAGATAGAAGTTTTGGCGTAAGGGAGATTGCGATTGTAGGTTCAGGTGGAACTCCTACAATTGAGAGTCCTGGTGCAATCAATTTAGATTCTCACTCTGTTGCGATTAGTACTGATGCAACTATAGGTAGGAACTTAAAGGTTGTTGGTATAACAACTGTTGGTGTTGTTACTGGTGGTACATATTATGGTGATGGATCAGGGTTGACTGGTATTAGTGGATTGTCTTCTGTATTCTTAGACACCACACCAAGACTTGGTGGTGACTTAGATCTTAATAGTAAGTTTATAACTGGATCAGGTGGAGCAAATATTACTGGTGTTATTACAGCAACTACATTTAAGGGTGCGGTCACTGGTGATGTAACTGGTAACTCAGATACTGCAACCTCTGCAACAACAGCAGGGTATGCAACCACAGCAGGAATATCAACAACCGCTCAGGGATTAACTGGAACACCAGATGTTACAGTTCAAGATATTAATAATCGTTCTGTTAATGCTAGTGGAATTATAACTGCTGTTAATCTTAAGAGTACTACTAGTGCAGTACTTAATGGACTTACCTATCCTACAAGTGACGGGAGTCTCAATGAAGTCTTAGTTACTAATGGATCGGGTACTCTTAGTTTTTCAGGTACACCTAGACCAGATCACAACGTAGCATTTGTTGTAACTGCTAACGGTCAATCTGCATATAGAATATCAGGTGGTGGATCTAATGCTTCAACTGATAATCCAACCATTAATTTATTCAGAGGATTTACATATAGATTCCAGAACCAAGCAGGTGCTGCTCATCCATTTGAGATTAGATTAGGAAATAATGGTAATGCTGTTACTGCTGGTATTGCTGGTACTACAACAGGATTTTTATTCTATACTCCACAACAAGCATTGTCTGCTGGTACAGCATATGTTTATCAATGCACACAACATCCAGGTATGGTAGGTACAATCAACATTTTATAAGTCTAAATAGATTAGTTTTGTCAAAAATTAAAATGACTGCGTTGATAGACCCAAGTTTATATACAAAGACCGTAAACGAATTACGGTCTTTTTTTGTATCTAAAGGATTTTTAGAAGTCCACACACAGAATCGTTTAAGTATTCTCGCTGCCTGTGAAGACCCAGAGACAGTAGCAACTTACAATTATAATGGTCAGATTTGGCCACTACCTCAAACAGGTCAGATGTGGTTAGAATATGAATTACTTTCTAATCCTTCTGCGGAAGGATTTTTTTGTGTCTCTACTTCATATAGGCAGGAACCAAATCCTGTACCAGGTAGACATGAAGTTATCTTCCCAATGTTTGAGTTTGAGATGAAGGGAGATGTTATTGCTTTAGAAAATTTATTGGTTGAATTATGTGAATGGTTTGGTAGACCATATAATGAGATGTGTAATCAAACTTATAAGTTCTGGCAAGAAGAGTTTCAAGTAAATGAACTAGAACATGAACATGAAGCAGAGATTGAATGGGGTATGATTAAAGACTTCCCTGAATTCACATCACCCTTCTGGAATATGGCAAGGAACAAAGATGGGACTAGTAAAAAAATTGATGTAATCTTAGATGGTAAGGAGACTATAGGTAGTGCAGAACGCAGTACTGATAAGGAACAGATGCGTGATACATTCCATACTATCACTGAGGGTAAGTATGCCCAATTACTATACGATCTATTTGGTAAGGAGAGGGTAGAACAGGAACTAGAAGACTTCCTTAGTTTTGATTTCTTCCCCAGATCTGGTGGAGGTATTGGGATGCAACGTTTGATGTCTGCCTTCTATGGTAAAAATGGAGCAAGACCATCAAGATTTAATCGCCCTCCTTGTGGGTAATAAAAAAGGAGGGTATTAACCCTCCTATACTTTGTGAGGTGGCGAAATCGGTAAACGCTCTAGTCTGTTTAACTAGTGTCTCTGGCGGGACTTGTAGGTTCGACTCCTACCCTCACAGTTTTAAAAAGACTATTTATTGGGGTTGACAATCCCTTAACAAAAGTATATAATAAATAACTTCGGGTCAGCAAATGCTAACCCAAATACTCTTCCCCTTAAACCAAGACCTATAGGGAAGTAAAATTACGTCTTTCATCCTACCTACAGAATTAGGGTACTGTAGGAACCTAAGTTCTGCTGATCCCCTATCAGCCCTACTTAAAAGTTGCAATCATGACAACTCTTTCAAAAAGAGAGCAAGGGTTATTAACTGGATGGTCCGAGTTTTGCGAGTGGGTTACAAGTACAGAGAACCGCATTTATGTTGGTTGGTTCGGTGTTCTTATGATCCCATGCCTATTGGCAGCAACAACTTGTTTCATCGTAGCGTTTATAGCCGCTCCTCCCGTCGATATTGACGGAATCCGTGAACCAGTCGCTGGTTCTTTAATGTTTGGTAACAACATCATTTCTGGTGCTGTTGTACCTAGTTCAAATGCTATTGGTCTACACTTCTACCCAATTTGGGAAGCTGCTACTCTAGATGAGTGGTTGTATAATGGAGGTCCATACCAATTAGTAATCTTCCACTTCCTTATTGGAATCTCTGCCTATATGGGTAGACAGTGGGAATTATCATACCGTTTAGGTATGCGTCCTTGGATCTGTGTTGCATACTCAGCTCCTGTATCTGCTGCATTCGCAGTATTCCTTGTATATCCATTTGGTCAGGGTTCATTCTCTGATGGAATGCCTCTAGGTATTTCTGGTACGTTTAACTTCATGTTCGTATTCCAAGCAGAGCATAATATCCTCATGCACCCATTCCATATGGCAGGTGTAGCAGGTATGTTCGGTGGAGCACTCTTCAGTGCAATGCATGGTTCACTCGTTACATCTTCTCTGATCAGGGAGACAACCGAGAACGAATCACAAAACTATGGATACAAGTTCGGACAAGAAGAAGAGACATACAACATTGTTGCTGCTCATGGATACTTCGGTAGATTAATCTTCCAGTATGCATCGTTCAACAACTCTCGTTCACTACACTTCTTCCTTGCCGTATTCCCTGTGGTCTGTGTATGGTTAACCTCTATGGGTATCTGTACAATGGCGTTTAACCTTAATGGATTTAACTTCAACCAGTCAGTTATTGACGCTAATGGTAAGGTTGTTCCTACATGGGGTGACGTTCTTAACAGAGCAAACCTTGGTATGGAAGTTATGCACGAGCGTAACGCACACAACTTCCCTCTAGACTTAGCATCTGCTGAGACTACTGAAGTTGCACTTATCGCTCCTAGCGTAGGTTGATATGGAAATCCTATTCATTTTTGCTGCCATCACTGCTACTGCATTTGGTGCATATAAGATGACTCCTAAGGGTTGACAAAATCTAAAATTAATCTTAAGATGAGGGGAGCAATCCCCTCATTTTTTATGTCTGGAGATAGTAAAGAACAACCGAATATTTTTTATACAAAAGTACCTCAGAATGAGGCACACGATACTTTATTACTTCAAGGCAAAGTGAAATCTGTTTACAGTATTGCTGATGAACCTGAAAGAGTATACGTACACTTCCACGATAAAGTAACTGCTGGTAACGGTAGAAGAATAGATTTTCCTGAAGGTAAAGGTAAGACTTGTTGTTTGATATCAGCACTTCTTTTTGAATGTATGGAGAAGAGAGGAATCAAAACACATTATATTGATTGTCCATCTCTCGACACATTACTCTGCAAAAAATTGACTATTGTACCAGTAGAGGTTATAGTTAGGAACATCGCTGCTGGTAGTATCGTTAAGAATACTAACATCACTGAAGGACAGTTAATTAATCCACCTATAGTGGAGTACTTCCTTAAGGATGATGCTAAGGATGATCCGTTACTTACCTATGATAGGGTAAGACTGATGGGTATTGATCCTGAACCTATGAAGGAGGTAGCAATTGAAGTAAATACACATCTTCAAATGTTATTCACACTTATGGGTATTGACCTTGTTGATTTTAAATTGGAGTTTGGACACGATGCTTACGGCGATTTATTCTTGGCTGATGAACTATCACCTGACAACATGCGACTCTGGAAAAAGGGTACGAAAGAGAGATTTGATAAAGATCTCTTTAGAAAAGATGAAGGAGATATTGTCGAAGCCTATAAATACATTTTGACTCAGTTGAGGAAGTTTGTTTAATGGAAGATAATCCTTTTTGGGGTGAACCAACTCCCACAGACTTGTGGGATGATATGAAAAAACTAGATGAGTTGTATGCAAAACTTGATTGGGACCATAGAGATTACTTAGAGATTGCAATTGAAGGTAATCATATTACGATTAGGAATCGCTCACGAGAAGGACGTTAATAATTAAATCTGTATCATAAATAACCTCATGTTGTATTAATTACTATGGCTACTATTACTCTTAAGAGTCCAGACGGTTCTACAGAAACATTTGAATGTGACAGTGACACTACCATACTAGATGCTTTAGAAGAAGCAGGACTAGATCATCCTTCATCTTGTCGTGCTGGTGCATGTTCATCATGTGCTATGAAGATAGAAGAAGGAACAGTAGATCAAGAAGAACAATCATTCTTAGATGATGACCAGTTGGAAGAGGGGTATGTCCTCACTTGCGTTGCACATCCAACATCTGATACACTAACATTACTTGCTGAACAAGAAGAGAATCTTTACTAATGCAAACTCTAATACTCATAATGTCTTTTGCAAATTTTGTATTTTATCCATTAGTGATAGGTACAATCATTGCTGTAATTATTGAACAGATCTTTAGATCAATTGGTAATGAAGAGAATGAAGGAGACTTGAAGAGAGTTGCAATCTCTATGGGGATTAGAAAGTATCTTTACAGACAAGCATGGATCTTTAATCTTGTTTGGTTTGTAGGATACTTTATTCTTATGTTTACTGTAGGTAGACAAGGACCACAAGCAATGCCTGATATGATTTGGCAGGGATAGAATGTACAAGGAATGTGAACATCTAGATCTATTCCCAACACCAGTCAGTCAATATGATCTATCCTTTTTAGATTTGGATAGTATTATAAAAATATTGGATAAATTTGAGGTTGCACCTCATGGTTTATTAGATGATTCTGATTCTAGTTACGGTTTAGATTTTACTATACTGTATGATGATGAATTAAAATTTTTAAAAGAAGAGTTAGACATATGTATTAATGAGTATGTGCAGAGAACAGGGTTGCAAGATATAGTTATTACTGGAAGTTGGTATAATAAAATGAAAACTGGAAGAAGACTTAACCTTCATAGGCATGAGGGTAGTGTTCTTAGTGGTGCTTTTTATCTTGATGTTGATGATAATAGTGTTCCTTTAAGGATGAGAAGTCCATTGCTTCCTTATAAAATGAATGATATGTATCAAAGGATGGACAATCAATATGCTAGTCCTGGTGTTATGCTTAAACCATCTAAAGGACAGTTGATTCTTTTTCCTAGTTGGATTGAACATGAAACTGATTCTGAACAAGGACATAGATGCTTAATATCTTTTAATACTTTCTATAATGGTGCATAAATAATAGCAGCTTGGGGAGCTGACATGGACCACGACGACTACAAAGAAGTACCGATTGATCTGAACACACCGTTCTATACTTCATCTTATGTGACGGAAGCAAAGAGTGCAGAAGAATGGAAAAACTTCTGGAGTAATGATGAGATAGTAGAAGAATATACCCACGATTCCGAAGGTTGCTAAATACTAAAAATAGTGTATGAAGTAGATGGCAGCAATACCTTTAAATCTTACTCTGGAACAGGGTACAGATTTTAGTGTCAATCTAACCGTAAGAAATTCTGATGGGTCGCCATTGAATCTCTTAGGGTACACTGCGTCTAGTGAAGTTAGAAAGCACTATACTTCCGCTACAAAATATCCTTTTGATGTTACCTTTGCTGATAGGGCACAAGGTAAGATCTCATTAACCATGACGGATACTGCTACTGCTCTCATTGGTGAGGGTAGATATGTTTATGATGTCTATATTACCTCAAGTAATGGTAATAAGAGTAGAGTGATTGCTGGTATGTTATTCGTATCACCTGGAGTTAGTTTCTAATGGCAGATTACGAAGTAACCTTTGATGCTGGTAGTTATAATGTTAATGTTGACACCTCAACCCCAAGTTATAATTTAGGTGTTAACTATGAGATACCATCAAAGTCAACACAGTATACCAATCTACTAGTTGATGACATTAAGGGTCAATTTAATGGTACTAAACAAACTTTTAATATTACTGTGGGTGGGAATCCCTATGTTCCTAAAGATCCACAGCAATTATTAGTTTCTGTTGCTGATATTATTCTCCAACCTGGAGTTGATTATCAAATAGCAGGTAGTACCATTACATTTACAAACCCACCTGCAGCAGGAGTAGATTTTTGGTCAAGTGCTTTAACTGCTAATGCAGATTTGACTAGAACAATTAATTTTGTTTTAGATAATGGATCTCAAGATATTACTACTGGATCAAAAGGTCAATTAAATTTGGATGTGACTGGTAGGATAGAATCTTGGATGTTGGTTGCAAATACCACGGGTTCAATCGTTATAGATATAAAGAAGGATACGTATACTACATATCCAGATAGTTTTACTTCTATAGTAGGAAGTGAATATCCCAGATTATCTAGTGAGAAGAAGGCAAGAGATGAATCATTGTCCACTTGGTCAACTCAATTGACTGCAGGTGATATTTTAGATTTTGATGTGGTATCTTGCAGTGGCATTCAGAAGTGCTCTTTATTCTTACGTCTAATCATTTAAAACTTGAAGCTTCAAATATAATAAATAAATCATAGGAAACAATGTTCAAACTGGAGAGCTCAGCAGATGGCTTTATTAGTATCAGATCAAGGTGAATTACAATCTCTAAGATATCTTGTCAATTCAGATCGAAATATTCCAAGAAACTTGATCCTCAAGTTGTATACCTCTAATACTGTCCCTGCAGAGACGGACGTACCCTCTCAGACAAAGTATTATGAGCCATATGACGAGACAGGATTAGTCGGATATGGAACCGCACCTTCTACAGGTTATCCTGCGGTCAATGTTAATCGTCACGACACAGACTATTCAAGACAATACGGAATTTTACTCAATGGAAGTGAGTGGAATGTTCGTACAATTCAAAACGCTATTGCTACACCAACAGGTAGTGGTAACGTAAACGAGTACACCATCACTGTTTCCTCAGTATCGAACATCGCTGTTGGTCATTATGTAACTGGTGGTAACGTCGGAACAAACGCAGTTGTCGCTGCTATCGACGGTAACACAATCGTTCTTACAGTTAAGAACGCTGCTACATTCAGTAACCAAGCACTACAATTTGGTGTTGGTACAACTACTGCTTCCTATCCAGAACAAGAATTTACCTTTACTTCTGCTGCTAATAACATCTATGGTTATTACCTAGTAAGGGCAAACAATATGCCAATCTCCTTGAATGGTGTTGAGCATGCTGTTACAGTTGGTACTGCTACTACCATATCTAAGGCACAGTCAAGTGGTACGGTTGGTAAGACATATGTGGACTTGTTCCCATTCAAATCAGAACCTACCGTAACTGGTGTTGGATCTGAGTTTAGTATTGTAGTATCCAGTAACGCTGGTATTACAACTAGACAAAGAGTTTGGGGTTCAGGTATTGCTGATGGAGCAAGGGTTGTTGGTATCATGAATACTACAACTGTTGTTCTTGACAAGAAGAATAGCGGAACTGTAACTGGTGTAGCAACATTCTTCAAAGAGATTACTGAAGACATCTGTGTAGGTATGGGTGTTACTCACGGTAACCTTGCTGGAGAGAACACAGGTATTGCTACTGGAACCACAGTTATTGGTATAGATGAGAAGCTCGGACGAGTTCATCTAAGTAGCGAACTAGAGAACAACATTCAGAACGCTACTGGTAACGTTGTTTACTTTAACTTTGCTGAAGTTAGTGTTGGAGCAACAGATCACGGTTTAGAAGTTGGAGACATCATTTACGTTGCTGCTGGTGCTGCTAACACAACTACAACTTCAGGAACATATACCATTCACACCACTGAGAATGAGAGTACATTCACTACGACTCCTGCTCTGAGTGGAATAGGAAGTGCTTCACTTTACAGTAGCATATTCTTCGCTGAAAGGTTCACAAATGGTCCTTACAACATCCAGAACAACGGAGACCAAATTAAAGTTACATTGAACGTCAGCCTCGACTGATATTTGATAATCTTTATACTCGTTATGGAGGGGTTGCCTTTGGTGATCCCTCCTATTTTTTTAAGAGGACTTATAGAATATGCCAGCCCAAAATGTAGGAGTTAATTCAACCTTCGAGCAACAACGACAGGTTGTTAATATAATTGCTGAAGATATTTTTGACCTCTCCTCCCGTTTTGTTGGGTTGGGGTCGGATCTTTCTGTTGATTATGCTAACACTGCTGGTGTTGCTACGGTTGCTAATACTGCAACGACTGCAACGACTGCAAACTATGCTACTACTGCTGGTCTTGCAGAGGTAGCAACTTTAGCAACGAACGCAAATTATGCTGCTGTTG